CTATACTTGATTTAGATAATAACTATGATTAAACATAGATATATCCAAATTTTGTATGGAACAACTCCGACTATACTTTCGAACGTCAACCTGACTAGAAACCAAAAATGATTCTAATCAGCCAAACTAAGAAAGAAAATGTCAATGTTTTCGCAGCGGGTGCTACTACAGCATTAACAAAGGGTTGAAACATTACTGGCACCGTTGGTGTGATGTATAATGCAACTGTTTTCCAACTTACTAACCAGGCATATGCCAAGGTTTTCGGAAGGAAAGCAGCCGCGCTATATAAATAATTACTAGAAATATCTAACTTTTGGAATAACCACGTTGTGATTGTTCCGGTAGGAAGACATCCTAATAAGAATTTACTTGCATCATGCAACAGTATACCAATGTTGTTAAAACCCAGGATTAACTCTAAAATAGCTTTTGTTTCGAATAATTTTGTTGGATCAGTGACAAGGGTAGAAATAAATTCATACCCCATCATCCATACTGCTGTATGCCAAAAGGCACACATACTCGAGAATACATTTACTCAAGATGAAGAATCTACTGTATTAAACAGAGAAACTAAATCCGAATAATGATTCAAGAGAATCAGTACGGTCCAACCAAAATTTACCATAAAGACTACAGTAATTGTAGCACTTACGGTTTCGAAAGAGAAAGGCCATTTAAAGTCTTCCCATCTCCCTTTTATTTGGGAATCTATTCCAGAGAACACTAGGAACCCAAGAGATGTTATAGCCAATAACACCGCTTGTGATCCAAGTAACGTCTTGAAAGAACTCCACAAAAGTCTTCTTTTCAGAAGATATTTGAAGAATCTAAAAGACGGTCCTCCGGATAAAGATGAGTTTGCTCGATATACTCCTTTTATACCTTGAGTAGTGAATGAGGATTTCCCCATCGCTGCTCTAGTTTTTAAGAAGTTTACCAAGAATCTTATCATTAATAGATTTTAAATATTTAGGTTCTAATTTGCGCTCTAAATGTCTTATTTAGCTTATTTGATCATTGATTCCATAGTACTAATGTAGCTTTAGCTTCCAGCCCCAATCGGGGAGTTGGCTTATCTACAGGTACTGGTTTCATCAATAGATCAACTTGGATCCCTGAAAGGATCTTATTACTTTCCATAGCGAAATTCGCCATGGGTAATAATTTCCTCTTAGAGGGCAAGTGGTCTTTTCAGAAAATATCCCAATAAGAATCGTTTACCGTCACCGCTAAATCCTGATACTCAAATTCGAAGAATTTTGCTTTTAGTTTGATTCGATCTAAATCAGCTAACGCCCTCTTAATAAGAGGATGATAAACTGCATAATAGATCTTGTCAGAGTCTGATGACCACGGTCCTGATGACATCATTCCTATTCCCGCTGAGAAGGCTAAAAGATCATAATACAATCTCTTAGAATCTCGGTGGATTCGAATAATATCTCCGTACACCGTGTTAAATAGTAGCTTCATCATTTGATGATTAGGTACATATTCATTAGGTAATTGTAATCATGTTTCATTCATAACGAATAACCTTAATAGGTCATCGGCATTTGAAGGAAGCAAGGTTATAATTCTCATCACATGGTTAACCATGTTATTTTTTGTGGGATCAACTTTGTGACCATAACCTAAAAATCTTAGGACTGACAGAGGAGACATTTTGTATTTCGTCATGAAATCTCTTATTTTATAAGCAGAATCATGAACCGATACTTGTTCTCTGAATGGAATTGGTGAAATATCAACTCCATCCATGAAAGTTCGTTTAGCGAATTCTAATCCCTTCCCCTTTGGGGATAGGATCGACTTCGCCAAGCCAACTTCCACTCCTAAAGTCTTCATAACTTTAAGGTATTTGCTCGCCACAGTCTTATTCCAAATTACAACATCATCTCCTAGGACTACATAGTCCAAGAAGGGTTGTCCTTTTGGGATAACACCAGAGGCCCAAGCGCTGTAATGCACCAAGTAATGGTGTGTTAACGCCAGCATTGCCCATGATGACAATGCGCCCATAGGTTGACCCGTAGCGTATTTAACGCTATCAGGTAACCCAGAGGGTCGTATTCATGACGAAGTAAAGCCCGGTTTGGGCGTTTTATAACTTCTTCCAACCAATAGGTTCTGCCACGCAGAGGCAAACGGCTGACCAAACAAGTCAGCCAAAATGTCTACTTGCAACCAGATCGGTAAACGATCAGTTGCCGCGGATAAATCAAAACTATAAATCGGTACAGTTCCTCAAGGAATCCTTGTTAAGGGTTCTAATTGATCGAAAGTACCATCCTGGACCATCTTTCGAAGGTACCGGAATAAAAATTTATGTAAAGGATTTAAAACCCATTGAGTTCATGGATCAACCATGGCGAACACACGTACTTTGCCTGCGGCCTCTTCTTTAACACTTAATTTACCCAAAAGAGAGTGAGTGATTTTCAGACTTGGAAGGAGTACTTTATCCCTTCTAAGATCACTTAATCTCTTCCATAACTCAAGAACAGGATAATTTCCTGACAATTGAGCTATGGTTTGAATAGAGTGTTTGATCAGGTCCCCCTCCCAAGTGTTATGAATAAGATAAAAAGTCTTAAGCACAGAGTTTGGGTGAGTATTATACTCGGTTACAGGGCTTCCTGAATCTCTAAGCACTTGAGGTCCCGACTTTAAAATCGGGAATAAAGCGTTAGATTTACTCAAATCCGTCAAACCATGATGACCCTTACAATAAAGAGTTGTAAAAGGCTTTATCATAGTTTTAAGGAGATGAGAAGAAGAATGGCATAGAGGAGGATCCGTAATGGTCTTTAATTTTAATTCACCTGAAAAGTGAAGATCTCTGTACAGAGACAATAAAGTTAGCCAATACTTAGCCGCTCTATATTGACCCGACATAATCAACTTTCGTTGATAGGCCGGAATCAACCTAGGCAATCCGGATTTACTCCTTGAGACACGAGGTCCCAATGGAGTCAAATCCGGTAGTACATGTCCAGCGCACACCTGCTGAGTAATAACAGAGGCGACCTTTAGGTATTTAACTACCCCAGTCACCCCCTGCTTCTTAAACAGTAGGTTAAGCGTCGACAAGAACATAGAGTTCAACTTAGTATAGTTTGGAGTTATTGTTCCACCCAGGGGATAAATTATCTTATTCAGAAAATTTAACCCTGGTGTATGTCTTTTTACGGACAACATGGCATTAAAATTTGGTATTTTCATCCTTGAGATTTTAAATCTAAGGGTGTGAAATACTTTTAATTTACTATTTTTTGTCATTATGATAAAATATATGAATTAATCAGATTTTAAACTTCGGTTTCCTGATTTCTCAGGGCCGCAGCCAGCCTTAGTAGGCAGGAGCAGTTTTTAACTCCTTCTAGGTTAATAGTTGAATGCCTTTCGGCCTCTACTATTGCCTAAAGGGAAGTATTTTCATACTATTACTATTTAACATTGGATTACGACGTTCGGTCATTCGTACCGGATTATACTACCCTTACGGGAGAAATCCAATGTGTTGAAGAACATGGGAGAGACTGGATTCTCGAGATAATCTGAGATTACTCAAGAGTCAATATCACCATGCAGCAGCTGGCCTTCCGACCAGGAGATCATTTAATCTTCTCAAGGATCAATAACTTAACGTCATTGACCCCTTAGCCAGGGTTCATTGAACAGTTATATAGGCCTCATCTTAATCAGGCGTCACAAGACGCTTCGAAATCACCTGATCGGGAGGCTCTAGAGAGCTTTCTTTCAATTTCCAGGGCAGATTCAATCTACCCCCCCAGTGCAATAGTCGTTCAGAAAATCTTTTTCCTTACAATTCGAGTGAGGACATCAGATGCGAGAAGCAACGCAAAATGATGCGTGGGCTCTATGCCCAGGATTAGCCTGTTAAAACAGG